GAGTTCACGTGTGCTCTTCCGATCTGTTAAATCCAATTATAACACACTGAAATCATCGTCCTCTTCAAACCCAGAATTAAGTCGGCTTCGTTCCACGTAACCACTTGATTCCACCTCTTCTCTAATTCCCTCATCAGAAAGAAAGCTTTGGCACAAATAGTCTTCAATCCATAATCTATCGATAGGATTTAACTTAGATGTGGTGTCAAAAAGCTTCTCAATTGCTGTTTCGTCTCCATCTTGGAAGTTTGTTGAGATCATAGTAGTTGGGAGCTTCAACTCATAACCAAAAGACATGTCTCTGGAGAGTTTGGGCTTAAATCTGGAGAACTCTCTATATGTCATCTCCCTGAACTTCACAGTGCCTAGGGATATCAAGTCTCCCATGGGCTGTCTAATGCTACTCTGCTCTGATATGGGTGCAGAATACTTCTCCTCTGAACTAGATGATCCTGATAGTTCTTCAGAATGTTTTGATGCCTTGGATGAAACTGAGTCGCCCCATATGTCATCATCACTCATCAGGTCATCATTCACATCTTCCTCAGCTTCAACTAATTTCTTGGGTTCAATGTCTCTGGCTTTGGGTTCAGACATGTAATCCACGAAAGTCTGTGGCATCATAGTGGCTTGGACTGTCCTTAATTTGTCTATCAACCAATGGTTACGCCTGAGTGGATCCCTAGTGAACAATCTTAATTTCTTGACGTCAGCCACATTCCTGGTGAGTATCTGAAGTGGAAGATCATTCTTTGTCACAACTGCCAAGTAACCGTATATTGCTGCTATTTTGACTTCTAAAATATCATGCTCATGAACGTTGTAACAATGGCAGATGTCATCTTCCTCATCATTTGGAGCTGTAACAGGTGTACGAGTCCCCCAAAAGTAATGATGCCACTTGCCATCAGCAAACTTCAAACGTATTTCGCGACCGGAGAGACCTTCATCTGACACCACATTCAGAGTGCTGCAAACCGCATTGTTTGATCCTCTATGTCTGTCTTCTTTGAACTGCACAGACAAATTGCCTGGTCTAATCACCAACTTGTCCCCAAATCCTCCCCTATATAGCGAGTCTATGACGATAGCTTCCAAGGTGTCTGAGTTAGAATAGTATCTTGAGTCTCCAATTAACAAATTCATGAACTCAGTTATATCCAATTTCCCAACTCCACCTGATCGCATCAAGGCTGGCAAACCTGGTGACAATAAATTGATGGTAGGACCTGTCCTGTTAGGTGTCAGATTGGATAACGGCTCTAATATTGACGTCAATGTGGCATCCACTGGCACCTTAGGCAACAATCCCCCTTGATATTTGAATGACATCCTCATCCCACCCATAAAATTAGAAGCCAACAATAGTTCAGTAAAAGTTTTGGTGTATCTATCCTTCTTTCGCAAACACATTCGAAAAGCCTGTCTTCTGGTACTCATATTTCTCAAAAAGTTGGTGTAGCTCATTTTGGCGTCTAGAAAGTCCCAGGGGTGAATCTCATTGTGTCCTCCAAATGCCACAGGCATGTTTGTTTCCTCAAACTCTCTAAGCCGATCCTGAATGTATGAGCCCTCAGCAAACATTTTCCTAGCAACATAATAGTGGCCCAAACGAGGAACAGAAGTGAGGGATTCAAAAATCAGGTTTTCCATCACTTGCTTATACTCCAAGTAATCCTTCTCAATCACCTTGTAGTTGATTCCACTCTCGTAATATGGGTAATCAAATTGCTCAGCGGTTGCGAACTTAAGTGCAACACCATGAAGATCTGCTCTTGAAACTTTGTCTTTCCCCAATAAGGTCCCAATCAGCCCACTTGACACCTTGTATAATATGGCATTGTGTGGTGTTTGTGTGACCATAAGCTTGGAAAATGAACCTTCTGATCCAGCTGTGTCTTTTTCTCTTTGAGAACATGCCATGAGAGCCAACATAACCTGAGGTGTTTTTGAGTACATGTATGCAGATGCGAAAGACTCATGAGGAAGTTTCATCAAAAATTCCTTGAATCTTCTTTTAGTTTGACTGGTCTTAGAGCAGAGATGCACAACACCTGATCTAGTTAGACTGGGCATGTTTCTCTCATTCACAGACAAGGTAGCTGTGTATGGGGCACAATCATTCATCACATTGAACGATTTGGCTATATTCTCATAACCTCCATAATTATTCAATATTCCCAGATGACTGTGACCCACAGAATGGATTAAAGGATCAATCAAAGGCAGCCCTCCCAGCTCCAATGGAACCTTGTATATTCCTGTTCCAAGTTGTTTCCACAAAGATCTGGATTGACTTTGTATCATGCTGAGATGATTGTTCAGCAATAAGATCCAACATGAGCCTATTATACTTCCTTCCTGTCGAAGATATTCAGAGGTCTGAGATATGGAACGTATGCTTGAATCATAGCTGTCTGGGCTGTGACAATAATCAATGTAAGCAAGACGAGATTTAACATCCGGTCTGATTTCCCCCATTGACGTCATGAATGTGGAGTTGAATTCAAAATAGCTATCAGACATTGTGGACTTTTGCTTGTTTCTCTTAATTCCCATAAGTTTCATTATGAATGTGTGAACTGAAAGGTTTGATTTCATCATGTCAAACACCCCTTTGGTGTCTCGATCCCAGGACATGATTCTTGCGTAATCATCACTGGTGGTGAA